GTAGCATCAGTACGGAGGATAACCGTGATGTCATCGTCATCAAAGATTTTGAACGTGTATGCAAAGACAGTGGTTGAACCATTGCCTGAGTAACTGTTCTTTGTGTTGGTGCTACTAACTGTCATATTTTGCTCCTACTTCTTTATACCTAAAATAAACCTATTTTACTAGTCTTCCTAGTATTGAACAGCATATCTGCTCGGTGGGAAGTAAAACTCTTGCCCTTGCTCTTTAGCTATCCGCTTTTCCATTCGCTTGAGATATCCGGGGTTCATCTTCTCCGTAAGCCCATATAAGACTAAGTAATCCATTGCTGTTTTCGTGTAAAATAAATTGATATAAGGCGTGTTTCTTATACCAAACCTTACCGCATCAGCAGCTACCTCATCGCCATCTCTGAACTTAGCAAACATCTTGAATACATCATCTATGCTTCCAAATGTAGGCCCAGCAAGGGTTTGCGTAAATGATTGCCCATAACGATTAAACTCGCCAAACATATAATCGCCCAGAATGCCAGCACCGCCACCCTGCAAAAATGCAGATTGTAATGTGTCGGTTTTAAGAACAGTGTCTTTGCTAAAAACTTCTCTTGGCTCTCTGCCCTTCAGGATGTCTTTCATTGACATTGCCAGATAGCCCATAATTGTTGTGCCTGTAATCATTTGCATAATAGCTAATGCTCCAGAACGGCCTCCGGCTCTAGCGCCATAGAACTGCCTAGTCATACCTTTGGTTAGATATGTAATTGGGAAGCCCTTTAACTGCATCAACGCCCTGATAGCCTCACCAAGAACCGTTCCCCTAGATGTCCCTTGGTTCATAATCGCACGTTCTCTTGCGCCGGGCGTAGGAATAGCGGTATCAGCAGCATCTGTATAGTAAGTTGCTATTTTGGTTCGCAAGTCATCTATAAACTCTTGACGAGCAGAATCTGACACCTCAGCACGACCTGTCTTTTCTCTTATAATCGGGTCAATTTGCTCTGGTGTTAAATCATTTACAGCCGCCGGAACAAGATACTCACGACCATCGGCAGCTTTCATATTAACGGTTCGCATCAAGTCCCATTCAGCCTCACCAATACCATACAATGATAAGTTATTCTGCACATCCTTATGCAATCCTGAGAATGCTTTGTTTTTATTCATCGCTAAGTCAGCAGCCATCATTCTAGCCAAGCCTGTCTTTTGGCTATCGTTCCACCATTGCATACCGTTTAGCTTGAAAAAGAATTGGTGCGCCTTTGCCACCATGCCCGGCCCACTATCATTTGCCCCAAATCTAGCATGAACATCGCCAATAAAATTCTCAGTGCCAACATTCAATAGATAGGCTAAGTCCCTCTGCTCTTTCTGACTAAAGCCAGCAAAGATATCACCGAATGCTCTTGCGTAAGAACTCAATATGCTACGGCCTGTTGTCTGGGAAATAAATGACGCTTTAGTAGCAATATCAGATATTGACGAGATTGTGGCAAATCCAAGTTTCGCCATATTCTGAATCATACGCCAAGCAGCAGAAATACCAGCAAAGTCAACGCCCATAAGTATAGGCTTTCCGGCACCCCTTGCTCTAGTTGTGCCATCAAGTTCAGCAAATTGGTTTTCCAATCTGCGCTTGTTTATTCTGTCAAGTGAAGCTACGTCAGGCGCTTCCTCCCTGATTTCCTTCATAAGTCTATCAAACATAGCGCGAGGATTTGTGCCAAAGGTTTCCATTAGGGCAATAGATTGTGCATCATGCGTAATGCCATTCAACACAGCCTCTGATAATCTCATGCGAGAATATTTCTTCGAGTATTGGTGTGAGGATTTGCCATCCTTAAAGTGCAACACACGCTCAGCGCTTAATTTTTTGGCTAGGTTGGAAGGCCCTTTGAAAGCTGTTAATGGGTCAACTTTGCCATCTTGCCCATAAACGGCCTCAGTCTTCTGATGTATACCAGTAACCAAGCCATCATATGCGGCTCGCAAAAATTCTTCATCGGTCTGCCCCGGCTCAACATTCTTGAAGGTTGCTTCAAGGTCAAGCAATGGCATGATGTCGTTTCTCCATTTCTCAAACCCAGCATCCCTTAACAGAATAGGGTCGTGACTTTGGCGAACAACATAATTTCTCAACTCTCTAATGTTAGAGCCAGCCCTGTTCTTGCGCCTCAGCAGACTTTTCTGCACCCTCTGGATAGCAGCAGCTATCTGTTGCGCCTCTTTGTTTCCGCTTGTACCAAGGCCATCAAATAACTCTCTGTAAATAAGCTCGTCAAGTTGACCGCTAGCAAACAGTTTAGTTAAGTCTTGCTTTTCTAATTCATTTAGCAATAAGCCAACACTATCCGTCATAATTGCGTGGCCTCGACCATCAACACTAAGCCGCCCAGCCTCAGTATGGCGCAGTGAGCCAACCATAATCTCACTAAGAATTTTGCCCCTGTTCTTAGGTTCTGCATTTAATCTTTGTTTTACAGTGGCATAGCGCTTGGCATTAATAAGTCTATTTCTCTTTTGAATAGCCGCATTGATTTTGGCCTGTCTGGTTATCTCAGCGGCTTCCTCAATAATAAGCTCAGACTCAGATTTGTTTGTGCCGCCAGCCGTGCGTCTTTTTACTCTACGCTCAAGAATGTCCAGAATGTCTAAGATTTCATCCTCAAGCAGTTCAACGCCAGAGCGCTTTGCAGCACGTTGTATTTCATTAATACATTTCTTAATTGACATTATAAACTCCTCAGCACGCAGTCAGCGCCAGCGCGAGTAGCGGCATCATATGAATTATCAGCCTTATTGATTAAGTCATCTGCTGCTCTAATATCGTCAGCCAAGTCCTGAGGAACAAGACCCTCCGCTTCTAAGCGGTCTAAGTCTGCTTGTAAATCTTGGTTTTCTCTTGTTAGCACAGATAACTCATCACTTTCATCAAATGCAGCCACATCTCTCTCCATCTCACCAGCGCGACCTTTGTACTCATCCGTAACAGCAGACTCGTTCATTGCCTCATAGTTTCTTTCTCTGAACCTATAAAACTCTTCCTCAGTCAAACCGTCCCTTTCTACTAATGAAGCAAAGTCATCCTCTGGTGTGCGAGCAGCGTTTTGTTTTCTTCTAGCATCCTGCCTCGCGGCGTTTAATGCGTCATCAAACTGCTTGGCTGACATGCCCTTCGGGTCAATGCCATAACTTAATGCCTCTTCATATAAGGCTTCAGCCTCGGAAAACTTAACCGCATTTTTATCAAGTTTACTAAACACTCTTTTATTAGATGCTGCATCAGCTTTAATAGCGTCAGTAAGATTCTTTGCTGTCGCTTTATTTGTGAAGCTATCGCCCGGCACATCTAAGTACCCAGCATCTTGAGCTTCAGCCGCTAATTCATCTAAACTTTTTCCACCCTTAACAACTAAACTGGGGTCTGTGTTATCTATTAAAGCCGCAATTTCTGCTATACGCTCATCAGCAGAATTAATACCGCCCCTTTCCTTGATAAAGTCTATAAGACTTTTAGGCTTGTCTTGTAGTGGTTTTAACTGCTTAGGTAGATTAACGCCTTGCACCTCTTGCAAGGACTTACCCTTACCTTGAATTGGTTGCCCTACTGTGTCAGGCTTTATCTGTTGTGGCTTTGACCCTGCTGTTCTCAGAGTCCTGTCTGCTTGCGCTACTGGCTCTACATCAACTCGCCTGTCATCCATAAGTTGAGCAACAGATGTTCTTGTTAAAACTTCTCTGGTATCTGGTCGTGTTTGTTCTAATAAGTCAGACCATTTGCCGCCAATGACATGAAGCCCAGTACCTAGCGCTGCACCAATAGTCACATTTAAGAATGAGTCATATAGGGTATAATCTTTATCTTGCTCAATGGCAGCAGCGGTCAAGGCTAATGGCTCAACAATCAATCCACCGACAGCACCTTCAGCAGCGCCTGTTAGTATTCTAGCGCCAGTTTTTCCATATGTCTGGCTAAGTTTTGCAAACTGACCAGCGCGAACAACAGGCACAAAAGATGCGGCTATGTTAATAGGGTCTAACATACTGCCAACAATACCAACGCCAAATTGTGCCGCACCAAGAGCAAAGCCACCCTTAGAACGATTTAGAACAATTTGCCTTGACTTCCTGTCGTCAAACCTTTCAGCAAGCAAGGATGCCGCGCCAGTATAAATGCCGTCCTCTCCGACTTCGATACCTTCTCTATAAAACTCGCTATTAGACCACTCTTCTTGCGTTAGTTTTTTACCGCTGTCTTTGGCCCAATAATACTCATTCATTCGGCCTAAAGATGATATCGGATTATAATATAGAGTCTCATCAAATGTTTTGGCTAAAACATCAAGAGTTCCGGCAGTGGTGTAGTCAAAGTAATTCTCTCTCAGACCCGGCTCGTCAACTTGGTCTGGAATATAAATACTCACCATTACTCTTCACCATATCCCTGAGAGCCAGTAGATGTTTCTGGTGTTATTTTCAAAAGCTCATATGCTTGTTGCTTTTGCTTTTCTTTCTCAGTAAGCCCAGCGCCCTCATATGAAAGCATATCCACAACTTCGCCGTATATTACTTCAATAGGCATAACAGTCATAACGCCATCAACAGGAACACGCTTCATTACTTTTAGGCCAAGTTTATCAACAAGATACACGCCAGTGTCATTAGAATTAGTTACCCAATAACCCATTGTAGAGATTTCGTTTATATACTGGTTTGCTTCAATCTCATCTTTGCCATCTGTAACAACAGTGCCTTTTAGATATTCTATGTCATCAAGTCTATCATCTAAGAAGTTGACTATCTCAGGAGATTTATAGTCATAAATTTTAGGAACTCGTATCTCGCCGCCGTTTCTAGTTTCTTGGAAGTCATAGGCATTTATTATGATATTCGCGGCATTCCTTGCTGCTGTCTCAGGGTCTTGCCCTCTGCTAACATATACCTGAGCCAACTTGAAAATTGATTCCTGTGTTGCAAAAACAGCTTCACTTCTTCCAAAGCCGCCTGTTCTTGATATGTAACCATCAGCAATGCCACCAATAACACTCTTTGACCAAGGGCCTAATTCCTCTTGGACAGCAGCATAAATCTCTGACTTTTCATAATCCAAGGATGAAATCGCCGTGTCTAAGGCTTTCTGGTCAATCTTTTGTGCATTAACAAGGTCTACGCTTGCGGCAATGTCAGTAGAAAATAACGCTATATTTTCAGCATATGTCATTCCATTAGCCATCATTGAACGCAAAGCCATGTTTTCATATGGTGTGTTTGCATATTGTCCAAGGAATTGTGTGTATATCTGCACAGCTTCTGCGCCATCTGCGGCATCAGCCTGTGCCTTAACATTAGCAAATTCCTGTTTTGAGAATGGTGATATTTGGGTTTCATCAAGGCCAAGCAGCTTTTGTTTTTCAATGCGCTCAGGGATAGACAACTCTCTATTTTCTACAGCCTCTAAATATGCAACAGGGTCAGCCGCAATAGCCTGACGCATAGCATCTACACGCTCAACAAGTTTCTTATAAACCGCCGCCCTTTCTGTCGTTGGGTTTGTATTAAGTTCTTCCCTAGCCAGTCTAAGCGCTTTATTAACATTTTGATTGGCAGTGATTTTTAACGGTTCAAATCGTGCATGTACCTGAATGCCTACATTCATGTCAGATTCAAATTGCTCTGCTGCGTCAGGCCGACCTAATTCTCTAAGTTCATCAGCTATCAGCGTAGATGCTTTATCAACCTCTCCTGTTAGCGATGCCTGAAGAACAGCATTTGCCGCCTCGCTATTTAACTCAGCAATTCTTCCATTCTCAAGGAAGTTTATGCGCTCGTTAAATATGTTAGCTAGCTGCATTCCCTGTGATGCGTTTAGCCCCTTATATCTATTACTTGTTGTGTTAGCGTCTTTTTGTTTTTCCTTTAACTCAGCGAGGCCGATTGTTTCATCTTCAGTCATTAACAAGGCTTCTTTTTTGTACACCTCAAACTCAAATGAGTTTTCGTCATACTTTATATTCAAGCCCTGCTCTCTTGCTGAATCAAGCAATCCCTTGACTTCCTTTTCCATGATAAGTTTCATGTCAGGGTCTTCGGTCTTAACATAATCAGATATATACATATCCAATGCCTGATTTGTAATATCAGTACGTTCAGCCTGTTGCTTTGTCCATACAGCCGTCCGACCAATACTAAACCTCTGTTGCATCTTACCATTCAAACGCAACTTAATATTTTGACGCTGAGATGGTGTTAAGCCGCCAAGGCCATCAATGTCTTGGTCGAGTCCCTGCTGAAACTCCCTAGCCCTAAAGTTAAATCCTTCAATAGTTCTAACGCCGGGATTTGCTATAAACTCATCCGCACGATTAGCATATTCAATTAACTTTTCGTTATAAACTCTGTCAGCTTCAGCCTTCTTTTCTGCCTCACCAAAACGAAATGCAATATTCCCTGCTTGTTCTGCTAGACCAGCCAAAGCACGACCTGGCGCTGTAAATGCACCAACATCTGCCCTCGGTGATAATGTGCCAGCCGCTAATTGTACTGCTGACCCCATTCCTTGATTATATAACGGTATCTTTGGCATGATTTATCCTACATCATTAGTGTGGCTGCTTTTTCGCCACCAGAAAGCAAAGATTGATAGGCTTGGGTTCTAAGTGAAGCGGCTCTAGCTCTGCCTTCTGCCCTTGCTAGGGTAGCTTCAGCCTCTGCTGCGGTTGCAGCAACGTCAGCCGCATACTGTATTTTCAGCGCATCCATCTCAGTATTAAAGTAAGTGTCAGCCAAGGCTTGTAATGGGCTACCAGACATTTCAATGCCTGATGCGGCAGTAGCCACACGCTGGGTGGAAACTAAACGCTTTGATTGCCTACGAAGATTAGCCTCTTCCTCAACTTTCTGGCGAGCAACAAGAATAGCCTCGTTCTCACGAACCTTAGCATTATACTCAGCCGTTTGACGAGCAGCTTTTGCAGCGGCTTGGTTGCCCTTAAATCCTAAGAATCCGCTAGCCGCTGATGCACCAGCCGCGATGGTTACTGGGTCCATTACATCACCCTCGCCATTCTAAAATAGTTCGTACCGTCAGGGCCAAACTTTTTCATAACACCCTCTATCTCAAATCCTAGCCATTCAGCGAATCTAACAGATTGTGCGTCATTTGTATGCACACTTGCTTGAACACGCCACATAGCATTATCGTCCATTATAGTATCAAACAGCCTATCTGTATATCTTGCAACAGTTACAGGTTTGTCATACGCATTCTTTGACATAACAAGCCAACCTTCACCAACACCGTCCCACATCATATGGACACCACCGCAAACAATAATCTCATCGCCATCCATTAATGTGTAACCATCAACATCAGACTTATTCTCAAATGCCTTTCTAGCCGACAACGGAAAGTCAAACATTGTCTCAATGTCCATTATATGCTGGGTGTCAAACTTAACCAAATTAAGCATCAAACGTATTAGACCTTCTCATAATAGCAGTAACTGTCATCGGCAATGGCTGTGTTTGCCGCACAACAATCCGCGCATCATTGTCATATCCTGATGGGAAGAATATTTCTTTATCGCCTGTGAAAATTGGCACGGCCTCATCCATGGGCATACTTGAATCACGGAACGGAATGCGGTCTAAGTTATCAAGGTCTGGGCCAAGTTCTGCCCCAACAGACTCAAGGAAACGAATAGTTACGCCGTGTATCCGCTTTATCTTGCCCTGCGATACGCCATCATTACCGCCAGCCTCTAGTCGCAATGTCTCAAGTATTGATGTATACCCATAACCGATATGCACCTTCTCAGCGTCTCTATCTAGCGTAATTGTACCACCCGATACCACCTTGTCTGCGTGCGCCGAGCCATCTGCCAACACGGAAACTGTTTCCCCCTCTAAGTGGTTCAGGCCAGTAATCGTGCTGGTAGCAGAGCCATCATAAGTTAGGCCAGAATCAACAAAAAACGCATTCTCAATAACCGCATTAAATTGTAGTGGCTTTAAGTATTCAATGTGCCGCACAGTATCGCCATCAATAGTACGCTGAACCGCTACATATACTTGGTCTTCAGCGCCTGATGGAATAGCGGTAATGCTTTCCACAATGCCAGAGCCACCCAAAGAATGTGTGTGCCAGCCAATAGCAGCATTAGCCCGGTCATAAGTTAGGCCAATAAGCCGTCCATCTGTGTGAACAAACCAAAGGATTAACTCAGGCTCTTGCTGCCAAACCATGTCAGTTAGACCGCCACGAGGAATGTGGTCAGCAAGGATAGTCAGGTCAACGCCAAGCAAACCGTCTGTGTCCAAATCAAAAGTAATCTCTTTGACCTTTTCTTGCCCCTTCTGAATAAGGATAGTAGAGTTACCAGCCCGAAGCGGTCTTACCTCGGATGAGCCAAAGGTTGTCTCGCGCAATACGTTGACATTTGTTGGGGTAACTGGCTGCGTTCCTGCTCCACCTGACAACGTAAACTCTGAGCTGGTTGTTAATATCTGCAAGAAACGTGCTGGTAAAAGATGCTTGATAACATTCACTCGGTCTGATGCAATCGTTACATTTACTGCCGCATCATCTTCTGTGCCGGGCTTGTGATTTTCAAAGTCTGCCGATACAGAGCCAAAGATAGTTTGTGGCTGACCTGTTGTGCCAGCAAAATATAGCCTTTGCTCATAAAAGCCTACCGCCCTTGGGTATCCGTTTATTAAACCAAACGCGCCCTCAGACCATGTTTTTACGCCAACGGATAAACCAGCGCTTCCACCACTAGAATATGTTGTGTATCCAGTAGAGTCTACTCCAGATAATTGGAATGTATTTGTAGTTGCGCCAGCAACCGTAAAAACTAAATTATTAACCTCGGTCATGCCAACAACATTGCGAATAATAATCTTTTGCCCATTAGTAAAACCATGAGACGATGCAGTTACTACCGCTGGATTAGCTTTTGTTATGCCAGTGATTGTTGCGGTTAAATCTGCAACGTGGTTATCTGAAACACGCTCAACAACTTCTACCGTAGCAATATAACCAGATGTAACGCCTGTTATTTTTACATAACCGCTTCCATTATGTTGATACTCCCACTGAGTAAAGCCTGTTGAGCTATCGTGATAAGACTCAGTACCCTCAAGATGCACTGGTGGAGTGCCTCCTGTTGTGGTTGTTGAGCCTGTTACATTCTTATAAACATTATCTTCATAATAAACCAAGTCATTATCAGCGTAAGTTTCGCCAGCAGCCCAAATCTCATGATTAATTTCTACTGGCTTTCTGAAACGAAATAATAAGCCTATGTGGTTAGCAGTAAAATAATCTGTGCTTGATGTCATAATCACACCAGTGCCGGGTGCTGATGATGATAACTCCATCGTAGTATCTGTGATGTTTTCATCTAAATATGGGCCATCAACAAAATCCACATCGGCTAATGTAAAACTGCTAGCAGTTGTTCTTGTCAGTTTTGCAGGAGCGTGGTCTTTATGCGCCAAGTAAAGCACATCAGCAGACTGAGCATAGTTAATCTCAAATATATCTGTCACGCTGTAAGAAGTAGCTACTTCGACTATTTTGCCTACTGTGCCTCCTGATGTGTATGCTGTGTAAGTAGAACCATCAACGCCAGATAACTCAAAAGTATTTGTAGTCGCGCCAGCAACAGTAAACTCAAGATTGTTTATCTCAGTCATGCCACCAACACCGCTAATAAATACACGGTCGCCATTAGACAAACCGTGAGCGTTAGCCGTAATCACAACAGGGTTAGCTGATGTCGCACCAGTAATGTTAGTTGTGGCTTCTGTCAGTATGCCACCGTCTTTGAAGAACCTGATATAGTTCGCACCAAACTCAAGCACATATGCTTGCTCGTCTGAATACTCAAAGTTCACCAAACGCACCTTACCGCCATCTTTGCTTCTACCAGCAAAGTAAGTCCCCGGTCTGCGTGTTGCGCCGCCAGACGGAAATACAAGCATATTGCTCAGAGTTTGAGCTGCCTCGTTGTATTTCTGTAAGTCAATCCGGCCCTCTAAGCGCGGAGAGATTTCACCAGACTTAAAGTTGGTTACAATGGTTGATACTCGCGCCATCTTAGAACCTTATGTTAATAAAGTCGTCAGCAACAATTTTGTCAGGAACACCCTCGACCGCATCCATAGAGCGAGCCTCACGCATTCTCTCTTCATAAACAGCAAACATCTGCTGTGATACGCTGGTACTACCTGTAATTGCATAAGCCGTTTCTGCCGCTAACTTAGTAGCAATCGTGGAAGATAATAGGGAATCATATTGCTCAGTGTCGGTGATGCGTCCAATATAAACAATCCGGCAAGTGCCTTCATCCGTAAGAACCTTACGCCCTTCAATCTTAAACATAGCCTGAGAGTCATACGCTGCAATCTCGCTATCAACATTTGATGTAAACAGCGATAGCACACGCAAGCAGTATGGGTCTGTCGGTAAGGTAAATTGGTTGGTAAACCCAAAGGCAGGAGATTCGGAATCTTTGGCTAGTTCTTTTCGCGTCACCGCAATGTTCCAAGGATGCGCCCGAAGTACGGAATCGCGCACGGTTTCAAAGCGGCGATTACACAATCTTGCTTCTTTTGAGTTCTCTGTTAAAGCGGTAATCGTTGCCGCACCCAGCAAGTCCATCGCTTCATTACATATATCAACTACAGATGCCATTACGTTACTAGCCTTTCCAACTCTATCAAAGCACCTACGCTTAGATTGCTATCACCACCGTAAACTACGTTGCCTTTTTCTTCTGCCTCGAATGCCAAAGCTAATAGTTTCTTCACAGGTAATAATACCACAGTTTCGTCATCAAGTATAAACGCCCAGAACTTTGCTTGTGTTGTCGCTATCCCTGACGGTTTATTCCTACAAAAAAACTCCACAAACACCCTCCCAGTTCGTGAAGCCATAAAATCTCGTTTCACCTCTATGGTCTTTGACTGAAGTAAATCCCCCAGCCACTCTTCGTGTAATTGACCAACCTTTAAGTCCCACTTAAAATCACTATTGTACTCCATGCCCTCCTACCCTCACGGAAAGAAAGGGGCGGCGAACCGCCCCCTCCAATGTTAGTTTACGACATACTCAATGATGAATGCCATATCACCAGCAGAACCACCAGTAGCACTGAAGGTAGCAGCGATGTAGTAAACATCATTCGGGTCTGAAGACTGACCAGCCAGTTCCCAAACCTGTTGACCAGTCGTGTTGAGGTCAGCCACTTCGTAACGGAGTTCCGCTACGCCAGCAGCATCGGCAACGTCAGTAGCCAAAGCGTCTTCATCCACAACAACGCCTTCATTTGTGTAGAAGCCTACGTTGTATGTGCAAGTGCCGCCAAGGTTATCTGAGCCAACACGGACTGAAACAAGAGTTGCGTTGGTTGGGATTGGTGCGAGCATAACGATATCATCGTCAGTGCTGTCACCAGCCGCCAGTGCAACATTGCCCTGGGCGATGCGTACAACGCCGCCCAGTTCGCTTGCAGGGTTAGCAACCTGAGGAAGAGCCTCAAGATTTGCCACTAAGTCTGAATTTTTAGTAGTCATTCTCTAGTCTCCTTCTCTACTCTGCGCCATCTAGGTCATCTTCATCACACTTGATGCGAACAACCATGTTTTCTTGCATACGAGTAGCACCGATGTCCATGCTGTAGTACACCTGAGTTGCGTAACCTTTGTCGGCACGCTCATCAATACGAGCAGAAACATCTTTACCAACACCAAGAGCCATGCCTTCTTCAGCCCAAGCAAAGCAAGTGCGGACGTTATTAGCGTCTACAGACAAGCGGTTGGACATGATGAAGTTGAAGCCCATGAACTGATTGATTTCACCCTGTACCAGTGCCTTAACGGTGTTGAAGTCCGCTGAGGTCACGCTTGTATCTGCAAGCAGAGCGTGAATCTGGCTTGGCCCCATTACGATGTAACGAGGAATGGATGGGTCAACATCAGCTTCGTCAAGCAGCTTCTTTGCTTCACGCAGCTTTGTCAGGTTCATGTTGGTGTCAGCACCACCTACTGATACAGCAACATCCTGATTGGTGTCGAAAACTGTGCTTGTTGAGCCAGTTTCACCAGTAGAAGCCGCAGCATCAAATGCAGTAATGATAACATCGTCCATCGCACGACCCATAGCAGCCGCAGCAGCCATAGCGTAAGATGAAGTTGGGTCAATCAACATACGAACTTTGTCCTGATTATCAATCAAGTCAGCGTATTCGTATGAAGCTAAGCTCAGGCGGCGTCTCGCATGTGGAGTATCCATCTGAGGGGTGTCGGCGTGCCGACTTGACCGTAGCTGGGCTGTTGCCAGACCAACTTGGTCGATGAATGCGTTTTTGCCAATAACATTCTCAATACGCACCGTGTCACGCAGACGGCTTCCCATCTGTTGCGCGAGCATCTGCACGTTTGCAGAATACTGTTGGACAAACGCAGTAGTAATTTGAGCAGACATATTGTTCTCCTTTAGCCACTCGTTGCGTTGTCAACTTGCGATGCGCTACCCTTGCGGACGCTTCTAGGCTTTTGAGCCGCCTTTGGGCTATCGTCTTTCCGATTGTCAACAGGACGAACTTTATCGCTACCCTGCATGACCCACTCGTAGTATTTATCTGCGAGTAAAGCCGGATTCACTACATCACGCGCTGTTCCAAATTCAATCGCGTAACGTAAACATTCGAGTCTGGTCTGGATATAATCAAGCCTCTCCATGAACCATACCCATTAACTCTTGAACACGCTGGATAGCTTGTTGCCGCCCAACAATGTTTGTTTTGTCCCAATAAGCGTGAGACCTGTTATTCATGATTGCATCAATCTCTGCCTGAGCCTGTTTAGGTGTCATAACATTTGCTTGTGCATTCTCAGAAATTGTGTCTTCACTGGTGACAGTTTGCCTAAACTCTGCGATTTTTGCAAATGTTTTAATAAATTCAGGGTTGTCACCTAGCCGTGAGCCATCAGATAGTTGAAGGTCAAATATCTCTGGGTTTGAAAACTCTTTGGCTGCATTTACAGCCTGATTAAGTTTCTGGTCATATGCCCTACCCCATTCTGATTTCAACGCCTCTTCAGTAGTTTGTCGGTAAGC